GGAGCTTTCAGTACCTACTCTTGTAGCGGTGATCTCCCTTGCAATGTTCGGACCCTACATCGTGACTTACGTCATGTCTGTATTGACGACTGTCATGATTCTCCTTGGCGTACAAGTTCTCCTACCTATATGCCGTGGAGTTAGGGGCCTCATTGTAGGCTTTGCTGTGGTATTTTGGCGGTTACTTTGCTGCTCAATCAGAGCTCCATGGACCGCAACAGTCTTTATCTGTAAGATTCTCACACCAGACCCCAACGTTGTGCGTAGCGTGCCAACTACCAACCCAGTCGAGGTTGTAGATGGAAAGCTTGAACTCATCGATGGTGTCTTCTACCAGCGTGTCTCCCTCGTGGAACATGACCTCCTCGTCAGGATGGATGCTGGAAGTTTATTTGCTCTAACGAAACAGAGCGAACGAAACATCCAGGAGTCGATCCTCACTGGGAGTCGGCCCATGCTCGTTGATAACCTTCCCAAGGGACAAGTAGCTCTAACGGATGGTATCAATGTGGTAGGGTATGGTACACGGTGTGTGATCAACAAGAAAGAAGGACTGTTAACTGCTGCACATGTATTAGGTGACATCAAGAAACTAGAAAAGGCTTATTTGGACGGCTTCAGAACAGATGGCAAGGGGCGTAAAACTATGTACCTCTTCAGCCGGGACTGGAACATCCTCTTCTTCAGTTCAAAGCTAGATATAGCGTTTGTCGAAGTACCCAGTAATGTCTTCTCTAGTGTTGGTGTATCATCAGCCACGGTTTCACGCCTGCCGGCGTTTAACTCACCAATCTCTATTACCAGGCGATCGGCCTCCGGTCTGGTGCAAAGTGGGGGTAGAATCCTGACAAACAAAATGCATTTTAAGCATTCTGCGTCTACCACTTATGGCACCAGCGGAGCACCAATCTTCTGTAATGGTAAGGTTGTCGGAGTACATATTCGCGGGGAAGTGACCGAGAATGTCGGAGTGGCCATCGATGCCTTCCTGGGTGGTCGGGAGTCGGATGTGCGCGAAAGCGCGCTGACGTCTGTTGATTACCTTCCGGAAGGTGAGGTGTACAGTGTAGTTGTTGGTAACCAACTGAAGAAACTTGTGACTTCTGGTAATGCGTTCACGATGGAAGAGTTCGAAGGACGCATGGCGAGGCAAGGCAAGACACTTTGGTGGGAAATGGATTTCGATGGGGACGAGGACTCATGGGAGAGCGGTTTAGCACACCAAGAAGAGGAAGTGTTCTTTGAACCCGAGCAGGATTTTCGTCCTGCCCGGGTCCGGGGCTCACAACCGACCTTGGTTGCTATAACTGGTTCAGCAGCATCATGCGCAAAAGGCAAGAACGGAGCACGTCACTTGACTTCCTTGAGGTCGGAACCACTGGCGTGCAGTTCGGGGAAGGTAGAAAGCGTATTGATAGGATCGATGCCAGTTGCCCTTGGTTGTACGAATCCGTGCCAGAACTCAAAGATTGGGGCTGGCCAGAAACGAACGCTGAGGCAGTTCGCCGAAGCCTCCAATACCATGCCTCCCTTTTCAGGAAAGGAGCAGAACCGGAAGGACGAATCCTCGACGAGCTCCGCCCCATCCTCTGTAAACACTATCCGTCGATCAAAGAGCATCCCAAAGCATATCAGAAAATACATCGCCTCCTTACTACAAGGGCACCAGTTGGCGCCTATGGGGAAGTACAGGGTGTATCTGAGCCAAGAGGAGGAAGCTCTTTTACGCGGACTGAAGGAGACAGAGGAGGTCAGAGAATGTTTGAAGTACTCAAATCCGACCTCAAAGAAATGTTAAGTGTTGCACTCGAAGACCTACCAAGGAACTCCACTCCTGGTTTTCCTTGGATGGTGGTGGGCTCCGTCAACAAGCAATTGTTGGATAGCCCTTTACTACGGGAGCAATTACTCGATGAGGCTTTGAATAGGATGGGACTGATAATGTCGCGAGGAGAGGATTACTTTAGAACTAGCAGCCCTGATGTGCTGGTTCGGGAGGGACTCTGTGATCCCGTCCGCTTATTCATTAAGCAGGAGCCACACAAGCGCTCAAAGCTCGATCTGGGAAAGTACAGGCTTATTTCAGGCTTGTCAATTGTTGATCAATTGATTGATCGTGTTCTATTTGGTCCCCAGAACAAACTTGAGATATTGTTGTGGAACAAGATTCCATCCAAGCCCGGTATTGGATTGGACGATGAGGGCCTTCGAAAGATGGCCACATGGTTCGAGAAAATTCTGGGCGAGGGTCGAACCCTCTTGTCTACTGATATAAGCGGATGGGATTGGTCGGTGCAAGAATGGGAACTGATCGAGGATTTTAGATGCCGTGAGTTGTTATGCAACGGCTCAGGATCTTTGTGGTCACATTTGGCCTGGGCAAGGGTCACTTGCGTCAGCAAGAAATTGTTCGTTCTTCCAGATTCCACTTTAGTTGCCCAAAGCATACCCGGTATCCAAGCATCTGGTTCGTACAACACCAGTAGTACTAATTCACGTATGCGCATCCTTGCGAGGACAGTTGCGTACAGACTAGTGTACGGTGAAGTGCGAGAAGATGAGGTTGGTAGGGTAGTTGCGATGGGTGACGACTGCGTTGAGGCCGGGCTGGACCGGCAAGTGTACGAGACAATCACAAAATTGGGGCATACCGTCAAGGATCTTGTGGAATTCAATTCCCTCGAAGGTGTTGAATTTTGCAGCCATAGGTGGTATGCTGACGGATTAGCCAGACCAGTCAATTGGGTGAAAACCCTTTTCCGATTTGCACAACAACCAGACAACCCCCAGCTTTTGCCCGGATTGGCTGAGCAGCTGGTAGGAGATATGCGTAACATGAGAGGGGTTGGAGACCTTCAAATCCGGGAAGTCATCGGAGCCAAGCTGCAGGCTCCAAAATATACTGAGTAAGTATTTATGGCGACCGCGGCACAGCGTGAACGTAGACGCAGACAACGCCAGCGACGGAAAGCACGGAATTCGGGAAGTCCGATTACCTCGCGTACAGGTCTAGAAGGCAGGAAGAACCTGAACGCTAGGACAGACCCTGGTGTGTGGGTGACTGAGTCACATCAGTTTCAAATACACGAGCTTACCAATGCCCCCGCAACAAAAGTATGGCATGTTGAGCTTGAGGAGTCAGACGTCTTAAAGAAGATTCTGAATACTTCGGGGGAATATCGGATACTTAGCATCCGGTGTGACTACAATCCGCTAACAGCAACCGTGAATGATAGAATCGGGGTGGCTCCTTACACTGACCCTGTTAATAGACTGGATCAGGTCGGGAACTTTCAAGCTAACGGTAGACCCATCCGGAAGGCCGATACTAGATTCTCTGAGGTTTGGAATACAGCGACTGAGGCACAATCCATTTTGGATGTGGCTAATCCTGCGCCCCTCATCGGAGGAATTAGTATTTATTTCCATAAGGCAGGTCAACCCGGGAGTTTGGGAGTACCAGGCGTGGACTATTTTATTATAACTGTAACTGTCAGATATCAGTATAGGGGTAAGAAAGCCACCATCGGTATTATCAAAGCGCATTAGATGGCAGGTCGTAGATCACAGCTTATGGCGCAGCAAAGACGTGTGCCCGGGTGGACAGGACGGAACCTGTCTAATGGTATGCCTGCACCACAAGCAGGAACACCGATGCCGCCGGGTAGTAGCGGAACGGGTATGCCCACACCCAGTCAAAGTGGGGATACACCAGCTTCAACGATAGATGCCATACTCACCACAGCGTATGGACAGAAGCTCACATGGCGTGTTGCCAATGTAGGTGACGTCGGACTCTACCAATATGACCACACAGCTCGTTCCGGCACAACCAGCCCGATTAAGTATAGTCGAGCTAGTCGTGGGGACCTACAGTCGGCAGGTCAGAATTCGTGGCGATTGACGAAAACTTACAGCAATGACACCACTGGGTACCTTCTGGTCACGCTCAATGGATATGATATCTTCATTAAAGTTGACTGTTAGAGACAGACAAGTCTCTCTAATCAAACCTTAGTGCACTCAAGACGAGTATTCACCTCAGTAATTGGTGGTCGTG